TCTTGGTAATGATGATAGTGGTTATGGCAAGGAGTGGAATGAAAAATATCAATTAGATTTAATTGGTAGAGATTATTGTAGGGATAGGTCAATAGCTTGTACTGAACAAGAGTATATGTTTTTGATTGATTGGAAAAAGCAAAAAGGTCAATTTGTTATGGCACATCATAAATGGATTAAATCTATTTTAGATCAAATGAAAGAAATTAAACTTGGTCTAAAAGGTTATAAATATTTAGACGAGGCAATAGAACTTTGTACTGAACTAGGTATGCCAATTAATGAGGCAGAAATAATTAGAACTAACTCTACGGGCTTAACTATCTACAATCCTAAAAATCTAGCTGATAGAATTAAGGGAATGAAGAACAAGAGAGAGAAAACAAGAGAGGAGAAAATAGCTGAAAGGTTATTATACGAAAAACAACAAAGTGTAAATTAACACTTGACTGATGTATCCTATTTATAGTAGGATACATCATTAATTAGAAAGGAAAATATGACTAAAACATTTTATATAACTTATTGGGCAGATAAGCACAAAAAACATATAACAAGACGAGGCAAACATGGAGAGAAATCTAGATTTGATGTAAATAAAAAAGGTGTACCTTATTATGTTTATTATGATCTAGATCAACATCAATACAGATCGGCAAGTGGTAATTGGAAAGTGAGGTATTAATGAGCGACTATAATTGGTGCCATGGTCCGAATTGCCATACTTTTACAACACAATCAAGAGTGAGAGGTAGCAAAGGAAACAAAGTATTAAGAACTATTAAAATTAAAGAAAATAGATATGGTAATTATCAAGCTAATATTTGGAATTACTTTTGTAATCAAAATTGTTTAATGGATTTTATACAAACTCATTCTCAATCTATTCGTGCAATAGCACCGAGACGAGAGGCTCTTGAAACAAAGATCAAGGACCCTATAAAAGAAACACATGATACTGAGTGGGGGCGGACTTGGACCCATACAAAAATTGAAAAAAGAGAGGTTGACAATATTTGAGGGATATAATAGGATAAGACAAACGAAAGGCAATATGACTAAAAAAACAATTACAACAGAAGAAGCAAAAAAGAAAACACTTAAACCAGAATGGTTACCGGGCGGATCTAGAAGACAGGAGCTTTTAGATAAAGCGGTTGAATATTTAAAAGCGCCAATAAGGGAAACCCAAGCTGATAGACATCAGTTTTGTTTAAATAATTTAATGATGACTGAAACAGAATATCTTGAGGCATTAAACAAAGCAACTAACGGAGGATTAGAAGCATGGGCAAACTAGAAAAAACAGAAGAACGTAAGAACAGATTCAATGGTGAATCTGTTATGCTAACTAAAGAAGAAGCGAGAAGACATGACTGTATCTTCTTAGCTGAGATCATGGCTACACTAGACGATAAGACTAAAGGCACTGGTGCAAGCAAGCATTGGGATATAATGCGAGATCATCTCAATTGGTTTCGTAAGAACAATGCTAAAGCATACATGGTATTGCTAGACTAACACTCATTGTGTAGGCGCTAACGCGCCTACACATACACAATACACATTCAATAGAGGTACCACATCCAATCCAATTAATCTTTGCAGCGATATAAGCAATCCCCCTTAAATAAAAAAGGGGTCCCACTACTCTGGGTTGAATTGCTTGATTTAGACAGTTAATGGTGGTAAAAAACTTATTGAACACCTAAGATGGTGCAAAAAATTTTATAAAAATTTTTATGAATTTGAATGATATAGATATAAGTAAACTACCTGCTGACGTTAGAAAAGAACTTTTGCAATTACAAGTTCTTGTTGCTCAGAAAAAAATTAAAAATCGTGCTAAAGATGATTTTATGTCCTTTGTTAAAGCTGTGTGGCCCGAGTTTATAGAAGGCGCGCATCATCGAGTTATTGCTAAAAAGTTCAATGACCTTGCTACAGGAAAAATTACGCGTCTAATTGTAAACATGCCACCAAGACACACGAAGTCTGAGTTCGCATCTTACTTGTTGCCAGCATGGATGGTGGGTCGTAATCCAAAATTAAAAATAATTCAAGCCACTCACACAGGTGAACTGGCAGTTAGGTTTGGTCGTAAAGCAAAAACACTAATTGATAGTGAAGATTATAGAAAAATTTTTGATACAACGCTTAGAGAAGACAGTCAAGCTGCAGGAAGATGGGAAACTGCGCAAGGTGGAGAGTATTTTGCAGCTGGTGTTGGTGGAGCAATCACGGGCCGTGGTGCGGATTTATTGATTATTGACGATCCACACTCGGAACAAGACGCAATGTCAGCTAGCGCCTTCGATAATGCGTACGAATGGTACACATCAGGTCCACGTCAGCGTCTTCAACCAGGAGCAAAAATTGTTTTAGTCATGACAAGGTGGTCAAAAAAAGATTTAACAGGAATTTTATTAGATAATCAAAAAGATATCAAAGGTGATCAGTGGGAAATTGTAGAATTTCCGGCAATCATGGACCACGGAAAAAAGAAAAGACCTGTTTGGCCGCAATATTGGAAAATGGAAGAGCTAGAAAAGGTAAAAGCAACACTTCCTGTTGGAAAATGGAACGCGCAATGGATGCAAAAGCCAACTTCTGAAGAAGGAGCAATAATAAAACGTGAATGGTGGCGAAAATGGACAAAAGATTGGTTACCAACTTGTAATTATGTAATTATGTCGATGGATACGGCGTTTTTAAAAAAAGAAACGGCCGATTACAGTGCAATTACGACTTGGGGAGTGTTTTATCCTAACGAAGACAGTAAACCTAACTTAATTTTGCTAGATTCACTTAAAGATCGGTATGAGTTTCCAGAATTACGTCGTGTAGCGTTAGATCAATATAAATATTGGAATCCAGACATGGTAATCGTAGAACAGAAGGCATCTGGAACTCCTTTGACTCATGAACTTAGACAAATGGATATTCCAGTTATGACCTTTACACCAAGCCGTGGTAATGATAAACATGTTAGAGTAAATTCATGCGCACCATTATTTGAGGCAGGAATAATATGGGCCCCCGATATGAAGTACGCTGAAGAAGTTATTGAGGAATGTGCATCATTTCCTTATGGCGATCATGACGATTTAGTCGATTCTATGACTATGGCTGTCATGCGATTCAGGCAGGGAGGCTTCCTACCCCATCCAGAAGATTATGAAGACGAAAAAAAAGAACCTAGGAAGATGGAGTATTATTGATGTCAATATCGTTGTTAAGACAATTGTTAATGAAGGAAGCAGTTAAAAAATCTGCGGGTTCTTCTGGTATAATGACTATTAATAAAAATATTGTTAAAGATGTTGAAAAACAAGTACAAAGATTTATTAATGATGCACGAGCACAAGGTGTTGACCTAGACACCTTATCAGAATCACAAATAAGATATATTATTGAAATGAATAAACCAAAAGCACCTAAAGTTTATTCTAACGAAGAAGCAGCTAAATATTTAGAGATGTTTTTAAACCAGAATAAAAAAGGTGAAGTAGTAGATTTAAAAGGTAAAAAACTTGATCCTAATAAACCTATTATAGGTGGCACTCAAGATGATAGCGTTACTGGTATAATGACTCAAGTAAATGATAGAATGACTGGTATAAATAAAGCTAATAAAAAATTAGGAGAATTATTAGAAGAAAAAGAAATTATGTATGGCAAAGCTCCTAAAACTAAAGATAATCCAAAAGTACAAGAACGAGAAATGTTTAGAGAAGCTAATGAAAAATTTAACAAAACAGATGTGGTAGCAGACATTATTACTAAAATAACAAGCATGGAACCAATTGCTGCTATGAAAGAAGCAAACAAAGTTATAGGTCGAAAAGGTATTTATAAAAATTTAGACGAAACTCAATCTCAAAAAATTTTAAAAGATAGTGAAGATTGGATTTTTCAAAGAGATCCAGGTGATTTGTATGATTACAAAAATAAAAGACCATTTAGAGATGACCCTAACTTTGATCCTGATGATCCTGACTTTGATCCAGACCAAGGTTATTATACAGGTGGTATGGTTGACGTTGAACCAAGTCTATCTGATATCGGTCATGGCTCTGATGCATTAATGGCTAGAACAAGATTAGTATCTCCCAACAGTCAAGCAACAACATCAACAGGATTAAATTATTTACTTGCTGAAGATAATGACAACATAAGAGTTCCTTTTGCAAATGGAAACGGTGTTGCTGATGAAGATGCAGAAAAAGCAGCGTTAGGTAAAAGAGTTAGAGAATTAATGGATGATGGTTTTGATTTTGGTGAAGCTGTTAAACAAGCAATGTCAGAAGGCTACGCAGAAGGTGGTCGTATAGGTTTTGCAGCAGGTGGTGGTAGACGTGCGTTTTTAAAATTACTGGGAATGTTTGGTGGTGCAACAGCTGCAGCTAAAACAGGTATATTAGGATTAGGCGAAGGAGCTGGTAAAAAAGCTGTAACAGAAACTGTAAAACAATCTGTGGGATCATCAGGAACACCTCCTCCTTATTTTTTTAAATTAGTAGAAAAAATTAAAACAATGGGTGATGATACACTGGCTTCACAAGATAAAGCTATCGCTAAAAAATATAAAGACTATGTTATGGAAGAAGATTTTGCTGGCAACATAGAGATTATTAAAAAAGGTGGAGATGATATGTATCCTGAAGATGTTTTTATAAGTTACAAAGTAGATGAAGTTCCATTAAAAGGTAAAAAAGGTTCTACAAAAGTTGAAGAGTATGAAGAGTTTACTGCAAGACCAGATCGTGATGGTAAAATGAAAGATATTGAACAAGGTGTACCCGATGAAGTTGTAGAAGAAGGAACTATGTTTGAAGACAACATGACAGAATTTGGTAAAGCAGACGGCGGTCGTATTGGTTTTGCTGGTGGAACCCCAAGTCCTTCTATACTTGATGTAATTCCCCCTGATTTTGATGATCTTTCTACGGACGAATTGATGCATCTTATAAAATTATTACAAGCAGGAGAAATTCCACAGTTTGCAGATGGCGGACGTATTGGTTTTTCTGGTGGAAACTTAGCTAAATATTTAGCCAATAGAACAATTACAGGATCATCACGTAAATTTTTAGAAAAAGTATTTGGTAAAGAAAGATTTGAAAACATGATTAGAAATGATCCTGAGATGCATAGAGGATTATTAGAAGTTGTAGAAATGTTTAGAAAAAAAGATAAAGAAGGTTTAAAAATATACATGCAAAAATTCTTGCCTCACATGGATGATGCAACAGTAGAAGATTTTATAATAGGTAGTGGTGACACTGCAGGTATTGAAGGCCAACTAATTAGACTTGGTAGTGGTCGAGATTATGCTGGTAAAATAGAAATGATGAAAAGACTTGAAAGAAACAAAGCACTTAGAGATTTAGACGTCACAGACGAAATGATTCGTAAACCAAACGCTAAAGGCGGTCTTACAACTATGTTAGGAGAATAGATGAGCATACTCAGTCAAATCATAGCTTACTCTCCAAATAAAATAGACACAGAAACAAAAGCAAAAGCCCTGGTCCAAGGACCACGGAACATGGCTTATGGTGGACGAATACCGTTTGGTAATGGTAAAAGAGTTATTCCTAAAACAGTAACTGTTGCAGGTGTTACTTATCCTAATAAAAATACAGGAAGTATTTATTTTAATCCAAGAGATAATGCTTTTATAGTACGATTAGGTCGAGATAACACTCCAAATAAAATATATAAATCTTTTTCTGTTTTTAACTATGGAACTAAAGCAAAAGCCCAAGCTGCAGCTAACGCTTTTAGAAAAGAAGAAGCAAAATATTATGTTCCTGATACATCAAAAGTAGATAGTACTAATGCAGCTAAATTTAGAAAATTTTTAAGAAAAGAACTTTCTAATTTAAAACCAGGTGAAGTTAAAAACTATAAAAATTTAAACGAATTAGCAAAAAAAGCTAAAATGGATATTGCATCTCGTAATATAACGGAAATTTTACAAGAACCTGAGTTTGAAGGCAAAGTAACTACTCCAGTGTCAGAAGCACAAAAAAAAGGTTTTGCTAAAAAATTTAGAAATCATCTTATAGAAATTTCAAAAAGAGCACCAAAAAATAAAAAATTATTAATTAATTTAACTGCTGAAGCAAAAAAACTTGGATTTGAGGGTGATTATAAAGGTGCTAGAGATTTTAAAAAATTACAAAATCAAGGTCTTATTAAAAATTTAGTAGTTAGTTTTTCTGATACACAAAAAGCAAAAAGTAATGCTGGTATAATAAGGTTAGCAGAAGAGCTTAGATTAAATCCAGACGTTATGAATCTTGAGTCTCCAAAACAAGCAATAAGTGAACTTGCTACAAATATTTATGGTGATGCTAGTCCAGAAAATTTAAGAGCAGTATCATCTGATGCAGCTAGATACGCTGAACATTTAACAGGAATAAGAAAAGTAGATGGTTTAAGAATACTTCCTTTAGAAACAAGAGGAAATTTATTAAGTTTTATATTAGATGATACTGTTTTTAGTAGTAGAAACGGTGCTAATGCTGCAGTTGTTGATGCAATGAATGCTATTAGAGATAGTTTAGTAGGAGATAAACCCGGAACACTTGGGTCAAAAGTTTATAACTTAACAGGAAAACTTAAAAAAGGTTATGATTTTGATCACATAGCAGGTATATCGGCAACTTATGAAAATGCACCTGGTTATTCTGAATTAGGTCAAGTTATAAAATCAAACATAAATCGAGACTACAAAAAAAGTAAAATTGATACTCCTTTTTCTAGGTTATTAAATCATGCTTTAGGTAATACAAATAAAACATCTAATTTTATGGTTCACGGAAAAACATATAATACTTTGCCTGAAGCTATATCTGCTTTTAATGATTATTCTAAAAACTTTCAAAAAAAATATAATGTAGATTCTCCTATTTTAAAATATGAGCCAGGAAAAAAATTAAATGCTAAAAATTATATAACTAATTACAGTCAACTTTCTAAAGGAGCAAAACAAAATATTGACCAACTTGCTAGCAGAGGAATTGTGATTGAAAATAAATCTAGACCTATAGATATGTTATTAAAACAAAGCACAGACAAATCTGACAAAAACTTAAATAAACTATTAAAAAATTTTGAAGCACGTGGTTGTGGAAAAGCGGCAGGTGGTAGAATTTTATTTAGTAATGGTGGTGAAGCAATAACAACATGTGCAAAAAAAGGAATTGCAGGATTTATTGATGACATAAAAAAAGGAAACTATTCTAAAGCTACAATGAATATTTTAAAAGGTGGTGGTAATGTTTTAAAAAATATACTTAATCCAAAAGAATTGTTAAAACTTAGAAACTATTTTGGTCCAGTAGCATTAGGTTTTATGGCAGCATATGAAGGTGGTGTAATTACTGATGATGTTATTAGACAAGGCACACCATTAAATGAATCGTTAGCTAACAACTGGTTAACAAGATCTTTCTTACCATACACAAAAGATTATGCTCAAGCTAAAAATTTATTAGAGTCTGGCACAGTGCCATCTAACATGAGAAAATATGTTGAAGATGTAGTAACATTTAATGAAGCATTAAAAGATATGCAAGGAATAGAAAACAGAGTTTCTTCTAGATTAGTTGATCAAGGCGGTTATGGAATGATTGATGGCACTTCTATGTATTCACAAGAGCAACAAGACAAAGAAGATGCAGATGTAATTAAAAAATTAAGTGGCATTACAGATTATAATTTTTTAAGCGGCTCAGCTAAAGATTTAGAATACAAAAAAATGTTAGATGAAATGGAAGCAACACGAATGGCTAAAAAAGAATTTAGTCCTATTTTTGGTTTTGACAAATTAAAAGATGTTAGAACTCCAGGATATACTGGCTATGATTACATACCAGATGAAACACCTAAAGATTTAAGACCAATAACTTACATGGATGCTGAATACGAAGATGTAAAAACACTACCGTCTGCAGAAAGAAAAAGATATGAAGATTTTTTTACAGAACAAGGTATACTACAACCAAGACAAAGTTTAAGTGAATTAAAATTTGGCGATTCAAATGTTTACGATGAAATTTTAGAAGACTATAACAAGTTTCAAAGACAAAAAGAAGCTTCGCAATATCCTGGTTATCATGGTACACAATATTCGGAAGGAGGCATAGCTAGTTTAAATGTCAAAAAATAGAAAACCACAACCTAAAAAACCTAATTTAGCACAAAAGCTTCAAGCTAATCCCGGTTTTAAATGGTGGGCAGTTCCACCTAAAAAAGGACCTTTATCACAAGGGTTGAAATTACCGCCAAAACAAGTTAAGAAAGTATAGGAGAACAAATATGGCAGATATAGACAAGTCTCTCCCAAACGTTAAACGACCTGAAGAAGAAGTTGCACAAGGCGTTGACATTACGGAGATTGAAGAAACACCTAAAGGACCAGTAGAAGTTACAGAAGACGAAGAAGGGGCTACAATTGATTTTGACCCTAGTGCAATGCCCGCACCTAAAGAAGGTGATTTTTTTGCAAACTTAAACGAATTACTTCCAGAAGAAGATACAGATTTAATTGGTAGTCAATTACAACAAGATTACATGGAATACAAAATGTCTCGTAAAGAATGGGAACGAGCGTACATTACTGGACTAGACTTATTAGGATTTAAATACACAAACAGAACTGAACCGTTTCAAGGAGCAAGCGGTGCAACACACCCTGTTCTTGCAGAAGCAGTTACACAGTTTCAAGCCTTAGCTTACAAAGAATTATTACCCGCAGACGGACCTGTTAGAACAATGGTAATGGGAAAAGCAGATCCACAAAAAGAAATGCAAGCACAAAGAGTTAAAAACTTTATGAACTATCAGATTATGGATCAGATGAAAGAATACGAATCTGACTTTGATCAAATGTTATTTTATCTACCACTTGCAGGTTCTACATTTAAAAAAGTTTATTATGATGATTTATTGGGACGAGCTGTTTCTAAGTTTGTTCCAGCGGATGACCTTGTTGTTCCGTACACAGCTACCTCATTAGATGATGCGGAATCAGTCATACACGTTGTCAAGATGTCAGAAAACGAGTTACGAAAACAGATGGTATCTGGTTTCTATTCTGACATCGAATTGACAAA